GTTTTTTGTCTGTTTGAGGCTGCTTCATTTGAATCCATCCTTCTTTAAAAGGATGTTTCTGGATTCTTGAATTGTCTTTCTTATATAATACATAAAATATCCATCTTTTATTAGACCAAGTATCATTTCTTTGATAAATAATGCCTACATCATAAATGTCTGGAGTATATTCTCTTATGTCATAATTTTGATCAAATTGCTTTCTATACTCTTCTAGATCAAAATCTTTTCCTTCTTCTTCTGCTTTCTTCCTTTCTTCTGCAGAAGATTGCATGAAAGCAGCTCTATATCTATCTTCGGCATCACCATCAAATTTAACTTCTAGTAAAATTTGCTTTATTAGATTCCTAAGCAAGTTTTCTTTTATTTTCATGTATTTTATCCTATCCTTATACTGTATAGTTTACTATTAATTATACGTATAAAAAGGTAAAATATTATATAATTCTACTTGTCTTGCTTATGACAATGTTGTGCTTCGTCAAGCTTGCTTTGCATATTTTTATACGGTTTACAAAGTCCTTTTAAATAACCATTGGCTTCATATTTCTTAAAGTCTTTTTTTTTTATACTAATGTTTGTATAAAAATTTGTTACATACATATAACCTTCTAATTTGTGTTCAATATTATCAAATAAATATTTCATATTTTGTTAAGCATTCTTTCTGATACATTATCAATGGTGTTTTTTATTAAACATAAATAAGTTTTACTTACTATAACTTTTTTATCTTCGTTTTGATCAAAACTTACACTTCTTTTTTTTTCTTTTTTTATTACTATAACAGGTAATTTATTTCTAAGGAGGACTAATTCGCCTCTTTTAAATTGTTTTTCTTTCATAATAAATCTTTTATATACTTTATTGAAGCTGAAGGGTAGTTATAAACTTTACCTTTTACTAAACAATAGTAATTACCCCACTCAGATAATCTTGTTGAAGTTATTAAACCTATGCTGTTTTTGTTTTTAGAATTGTTATCTAAAACTATACATAGATCACCTACATTAAGTTTTTTATACATAGCTTAATCTTTCTTTTTTATTTTTCTTCTATAGAAATATTGAGCATTTCATTAGGGTAAAAGCCTCCTAAGGTTTTATTAGGCATTAAACAAAGCCACGTTGGATAGTTTGATAAAGATCTTAAGTGACTATTTTCTTTTATTGCAATAACTGGCAAGTTTTTATACTGACCTAGTGTATCAACATTTGGATCCATAGTATACAAATAAAGATTACCAGATTTTATTTTATTTTTTAACATTCATTACATCTTTCTTTCGTTGCCATGAATAGTTTTGATAACAGGGAATCTTAAAGAAAAACCACCTTCTTGATTTTGTGATTCTTCAAAGTATTGAACAGTTATTACCTTGTTCAGTATATCTTCTGGATTTAAAAACAAATGTTTTCTTTGGTCAATAGAAAAACCAGATCCAACTCTAACATTAAAGCCTTTGTGTTCTATTAATACACCACTTAACATTTCTTCTTCAACCTCTACGCCATCTTTTACATATCTAAAAGGACCCGTCATAATATCTTTTACTTTGTATTCTGCATCATGAAATGTTTTAACCTTTAAGATATCATTAGATCTTTTACCTTTGTATAGCTCATTTTTTCTTAACATCAATCCTTCCCAACCTTTTTCAGAAGCTTTTGAAGTTAACTTTTCTAACTCATCAAAAGAAGATATAGGTGTTTGAACAAGTGCTTTTAAATACTTTGAATCTTTATTTTCAATAACACTTTTTAAAGCTCTTGTTCTTTGAGAAAATAATCCTGATTCTCCGTATCCTTTTGAAAACATTCTCTTAGGAATGAAGTCAAATATTTGAAGTAAACCGTTTTGTATGGTGTGATCTTTTCTACCAATTTCTTTCATTACACTCTGAAAGTCTTCATCACCATTTTCATTAACAATACACATTTCTCCGTCATAAACTATGTTTTTAACGCCTAAGTTCTCAATTTCTTTTTCTACCAAGGATAATGTATGAAATTGTTTTCCTGATCGTGAGAATGATTTTGCTTTTCCTTTTTCATCAACAATGACCAGACAGCGAACACCATCAAGTTTTCTTGAGACAAACCAAACATTTTCATTAAAATCAACTTTCTTTTTTGTAATATCATCGTATTTATTTGCAAGAGCAACATTAAACTCTGGTATTAAATTAGGAATAGCCTTATTGATAAGTTTAACAGAAGCTCTTACTTTAAGATTTCTTTCGAGTACTAAATATAACAGTTCTTTGTAATTTGAATTTTTATATATAAATCCATTTGTTTCTTCAATTGCTTTATGACCAGTAATCATTCTATTATTCAAAGAATCAAGTAGATCAAATACACTTTCAAATTTTGTATTTTTATTGCAAAGATCTTGTCTTTTATTTAAAATTTTTGGCGTTATATAATACTGCTGAAAATTGTTGTAAGTATAATATAGTAATTTTCTAATACTATTAGAACAAAATCTTATTGTTTCTGTTTTATCATTAGAAGAAGTTGATTCATTCATTTTTGAAATAAAGCTATTAAATTCATTAATCATTATTTATTACCTCAAATAAGTCAAAGTTTTTAATTGAATTAAGGTTATTATTTAATTTTTTAAAATGCTGCTTTTTGTTAACTTTTAATTTATAAATTTGTTCCCAGATTTGATTTTCATTATTAAACAAATATATTATTATATTATTGTCTTCATCAAATCTGGAATCAATCTGGATTACTCTGTTGTTATTTTTTAATATCATTTTATAATTTTTTCAATAGAATTCATTAATATCATAAGGATCGTAATTTCAAAAAGATACGAAGATATTAATGAATCAATAGAATTGTGATGTCTTTTACAATTTTTTGCGAATAATAGAGTATAAATTATTATAGCCATTAGTATTTTGTGTTATTATCTAATTGACTTTCTAATTCTCTTATAAGCCCTTTTACTTTTGATATTTCAATAAACAAGCTTTCTAAATTTGAAACGTAATTATAATGATCTGGTATTACCATAGAATTATTTTTCAATAGCTCAAGCTCTGTACTATATTTTAATTCTTCACTTTTGTATTTTAAAATTAAAGAATTAATTGCAGAATTAAACATCTAAGTCTCCTAAATCATTTTCTGCTGAAATTGCTAATGCTTTTAGAAATAGCTTAGCAAAGTATGGAATTCTAATTTCTCTATCTTTATGCTTTTGCAATAGTAATTCTGATCTTCTAATTGCATCCTTTGGAGACTTAGATTGCAGTGCATACCTAACAATACCCCTATCTCTTTCAGAAAGACCATTTCTATCAATAGTAATTTTATATCTTAGCTTTTTAGCTTGAGTACTTTTTTGCGGCTTCTTCAGCTGCTTGTTTTGACTTGAATTTTCCAATATATGTCAATCCTTTCGAATATCTAGTCGAAGACTTATGATACAATTTAAAACAATTATTTGAGGTTCTAATTTCAAATTTTTCACTATTGCAATTATAAAACATATATTTTCCTTTGTTAAATTATTTCATGTTAATTACGAAGTCTTTTCTATCGACTTTAAATCCTAATTCATATCCTGGGATTATTATCCAAGCTCTTTTCAAACCATGCGAAGGTCTTGGCTTAGGAGCACAACCATCTGTCATTATCATATAACCATTAAACTTTGATTTGTTTTTCAAAGCATGTTCTGTAACTACATTGAAACAAGTGCCACCTGTTAAGTTTCTTTTTAAATTTATTCGCTTACCTTTTTTCCATAAGAAAGCTGATTCTTCATCTACGTCAGAATCAAATTTATATACGTAGAATTCGTTTGTTTTACTTAAATTAGTAAGTTCTGCATAAATCTTTTCAAGCTCTTCACTTCCCATTGATCCACTTTCGTCAACATAAACAGCAATCTTAGGTTTATAGTTCTTTTTAACGCCAGCATGTATTCCCGGATATTTTCTATTTAGTCTTCTAATACAAGAAGTTCTTTCATTATTTCTAGTATAACCACAAAAAATCTTAAGCAGTTCAGCCCAATTAATTGTTTTTGCATACATTTTAGTAAGATCTTTAATGATATGAGCAGGCAAAGTTCCCCATCCTTTGCATTCACCTTCTTTCATTGCATCTTTCATTATTTCTTCAAGCTTTGCTTTAACCAGTTCTCTTTCTTCTTCGCTTATTTCACCCCAACCTTCATGGTCATCAAACCCTATTCCAGGAATAGGGTCACAAAAACCACCACTTCCTCCGCTATTTTCTTCTGCATGTTCTTTTAAATCTTCATCATTAATCAATGCATTGTAATAATATTCAGAAGTCTTATTTATAGGTAGACTTTCAATTAACTTTGAAATCTTATAATATCTATCAATTTTTTCTTGTGATAAATTTTCACATTCTTCTTTTGTTAAAGGTTCAAAAGCAACGCCAGGTATTAAGCCTCCTTTTGGGAGTTCTTTTCGTGGAATTGTAGAATTAATAGCAAGATCAGTAGAGTAATTCCAAATCAAGTGAGGATCTTTTTTTCTAGAAGAAACATGATCATAAATAAGATGAAGCATTTCATGTTTGATCAAACCGCTTACTTGTAAATCATTTAATGAAGATAAAAACTTTCGATTCCAAACCATTAAAAAATCACCATTACTTACAGTAACACCAGCAGTAGGAATTTGATCTGTTTCTTTTTTAGTTATTGATCTTAATATTCTAGTATAAAAAGGTTCTTTCCACATTAGACTTACTAAGTGTTTTCCTAAATTAAAAGAATCATATCTTTCCTGATTAAATTCTTTCTGAACATATAAATCATTTTGTGTTGTTTTATTTGACATAATATATAAATCCTTTGCTTGATTATAATAAAATTATAATATGAATTTATTTAAAAAACATGATTTAGTTTTTAAACAGAGTTTTACTTTCATTTACAACATCAACAATGTGAGATCCAATATATCTGTGGAACTTTGTAATTGTTTTAATGTTTTTGCAGTCAGCAATTAATCCCCATAAATGAATTAACATTTCTTCAGAAATTGTTTTTGCAAACTCAGAAACATTTTCTGCTTGTTTTGGAGTCCATTCATTTTCTTTAGCATTTTCTGCAAGATGCGAAATTATAGTATTAATTCTATCATTTGATAACTCTTTAATTTGATCTTTTACTTTATCATAACTCATTAAAATATCTTCAGCTGTAAGATTTATTTTATAGTTTCTAATAAAATCAACAAATTCAATTGATGCTTCTTTACCAATTAAACCTGCAGAAAGATTATAAAGGTTTGAATTTTTCTTTCCAATTAAATCAATTAAATTAGTTTTAGAATATTTCAAACATTCATCTAATCTTGACCAAGAAGCATTTGTTGGAATAACTGTCCCGGGTTCAACTTTACTAGGGTCTACTCTTAAATGACCAGGGTTTTTATTGATAAATTCAATCATTAAATTATCAATTTTATTTGATAAAGCCCATTTAATCCAGTCCTCTTTTGTGTTTTCTAAGTCACATACCCAAAATCTTCTTAATAATGCAGGATCCATTTCCTGTACGTCATATTCACTTCCACTATTTATTGCAGAGAAAACTCTAGTTTCTGGGTGCAATTTAATTGGTTCACCATTAATGTCATTAGATAAACATCGATCAAGAACAATTTGAAAGAAAGATTGAGTAACTCCAGGTAAAGATCGATTTAATTCATCAAGAAAAAGAATTACTGGCTCTTTACAAGCCTTAATATACCAAGAGGGCAAACAAAAAGTCATTACTCCATGTTCTTTCATACCATCAATATCTGGATATCCTCCTACGTCTCCTTCACTCATTGTACTACCTCTTACATCAATGAAAGGCTTTTTAAAGTGATTTTTTGCTAGATGATGTACAAGAGCAGACTTGCCAATTCCTGTTGGACCTCGCATAAGAACTGCAATATGAGGTGGTAATTTTGAAGATGTGTCCAAGAAGTTTTTAATATTCATATTAAATTTCCTTATTAATTAATTTTTAATAACCATGTTAAAATAATAATTCATTAATTTTTAATATACACGACTAGTTTTTTTATAGTTTCCATTGAATTAATATTATTACAATAGATAGAAAAACTGATATGTAAGTTTTTAAAGTAAAAGGTGATTCGTTTAAAAAGAAATATGCTAAGACTGGAAACATTATGTATGATAATCCAAAGAATAAAAATTTAGCTGTCCAAGCTGAATTTGTTTCTTGCATTATGTAATCCCAAGAAAATAAAAATAAATAACTTATAGGAATACCTAGTACAAGTACAACATAATATTTTAATTCTTGATGATTCTTAAACATATAAGAAAAGTTGTTTTGTATAAAAGCTAAAGTCGAACCTAACATGTAAAATATTACAGGTTTAAGCATCGTTCTTTTCGCCAACTCGAGCAACTTCTGTAAAGCCTTGTTCAGATAAATCGAGATAGAATGTCCATCCAGCACCACCGAATCTATTCTTTGTTGTTCTTAACACTCTATAACCTTTAAAATCCTCATCTTTCTTTTCTATTGAAAGATGTAGCATAGAATCAACCATATGTTTAAGCTTTTGACTACCTGCCATATTGCCACTTTTATTAACTTGTCCAATGCAAATAACATTGATATAATGCTCTTTTGCATAATTTGTTAACATCTGTAATGATCTAATAGCTGAAGTGTTGTTTACATGATTTTCACCATATTTACCATCATTAAGTGTTTGAAGAGAATCTACAATTAAAAAGAATGGTTTTCCTGGGTTTTGGTTTCTTAAAATATCACATTGAGCAAGCAAACGAGGCACATAGTTTTCTTGACCTGCTACAAAGCCATTGTTGAGCAACAGTCTTTCACATGTAACTTTAATTTGAAACAAGCTTTCTTCAGCTGTATTATATAAGCAACAATAATTTTGTTTTGTTAAAGCATCTGCAAGAGCAAGCATTAAAGTTGTTTTACCAGATCCAGGTTCACCAGTAAACAATGATATTGTTGAAGGCGTAAATCCTTTTCCTCCAAACGCGCCATCAATATATTCTATTTCACATTTGTATCGTTTTCTTAATTGATGAGGAACAGAAACATTTAATATATTAGTTCCAAATTTAATTCCGTCTCTTTTAGTATTAAGTTTCATTTTAAAAAAAATCCTTTTAAATATTTAAATTATTAATGTTTATATTTTATAAACTTAGTATTAAATTTACACGTCTAAATATTTCTTATTTGTCCGCCTTGAACATTGCTTATAACATTATTTATTAAGACAACATAAATGTTTTGTTCAAGTTGTCTTTTTCTAAATCTTTCATTAGCAATTATTATACCTAACTTTTTTCCTTCATGAGTTTTAATATAAACTAACTGGTTTACTTCAAACTTCCATTCTATAGTTTTAATTTTTTTAGAAGGACTAGTAATATTAGTTTCTTTTTTAATTACTTGTTTAGTAGTGTTTTGCTTTTTAAATTTGTCATTAAATATAATATTTCTTTTTTTCATAAACTGCCTTATATGTTTACTTTAGAACCGTAAATATTTCTAATAGAAGTCTTAATATAAGAAAATACACTTTCAGTTTTTATTTTTTCATAATACATTTTGTCAATTTTATAATTAATTCTTTTATTAGCATATCTTCTACCTTCATTCCAAGCATCAATTTCTTCATTTAATACTTTAATTGCTGTTTTCTTTGTATTTTTATTATTTTCATAATCATTGACATACATTAAATCCTTGTCACTTCTACTATTTATAATAATATGTCCTGCTTCATGCATTAAAGCGTAAAATCTATGTTTCCAAGGATTACTTTTATTAATAAAAATAACATTAAGTTGAATAAAAACCTTATCTTGATGATCATATTTTAAATGTATTATTGTATTATAATCTCTTTTAATTGATTCTTCTAAGTTTTTATATAATTTTTTATAATCCATATTAACCTCCTGGGTAATAATATTATAAATTTTTAATAAAAACACGATTTGTTTTAAAATGTATTTCTAAAAAAACTTTTTTATTTGTTTAACTACACCATTAGAAAAATTAGAAATAGCTTTTAAATTTATCTTGTTTTTGTAAATTTGTTTATTAAGTCTATTCTGAAATTTCTTAACCTTCTTTGCATAGCCCATTCCCATCTTTACATATTTTTCTCCTTTTTCTCCTTTGCATCTATAGCCTTGATTGTAAGCGCAAAGATTTAAATTATCTTTACCTTCAGAGTATGATTTAAATAAAGAATATATTCTTGCTCCTTGCTCCATTGCTACTATTTGATCTTTGTTTAATTCATCGCAAGTATATTTTGGTCTAGTATATTTAGGAACAACTTGAGATATTCCACAAGCTCTCCCTGTATAGCTTTTAATATTTTTATTAAAGTTACTTTCTACCCATAACAAAGAAACATAAAGCTCAGGCTTAATTTTATATTTCTTTGTTATTTCATGTATTGACTTAACATTATTACAAATATTCTCTTCGTTAACAATTCCTGTCATGTTCATTAACGAATAACAAATTAACATTTCTTTAATCATATGATCTTATTACTTCTCCTGAATTGTATTTGATAACTTCACCATTTTCAAATTGTACTGAAATAATTGTAAAATTTGTGGTTGTTCCGCCTATAGTCATTATATTAGACTTCTTGTTTTCTATATTTATAATAGTGCCTATTTTATGTGATGACATATAATGGCATGCTTTCTGCCCTATTTTTAACATTTTAATCCTTATTGTTTATTTAATCATATAATTATATATTACTGTGTTATTATAATATATTTATAATAACATGCACGTTAAAGAGGTCAAAATGAATTATAAAAAGATTTATACTATTTTAAAGGAAGAAGAAACAAAAGAAAAATCTAAAGTAATGTTTGAAAAATATTCAAGCTCTTTAGATTACGCATATTCTTTAAAATATTATGTTGAAACTTATTCAAAAGTTTTAAATTGTAAAGACGAATTGATTGAAATAACAAAAGAACTATTTCAGCTACTAGAAGACAAATCAAAAGAAAGTATAGAAAATGTAAAAGAAAAAAGTGTAATGAAATATTACAGTAGAGAATGTAATATTCTATATTCAAGATATCAAAAATCTTGTATTGAAGAGTTAGAAGATAAAAGTGATAAGCCGCAAATAAAAAACAAAATTAACAAATGTATTTTAGAATTAAAAAGGATGTGTTGTTCTAATGAATGCTTATTAAAATATAATGAATTTGACCTTCAAGAAGAAATATTAGACAAGATATACGAAGTTTGCAACTCTGGTAGAAAGCTTCTTTCATTTTTTAACACTTATAGTTATTACATGGGAGACAAAACAAAAAGCATTGAAGAAAATTTATTTGAACAACTGCCTTACATAAATGTTATTTTAAAAAGGTTTTATGAAGTAGCTTCAAAAAGAAAATCTAAATATAAAATAAATAAATCAAAGTTTTTGTTAGCAATAAGTGACATTAATAGATTACTTAATTCTAAGAGAACAGGTACAACAGGCTTTGGGATAAATAAATCTGTAGAAAAGCTAGAGTTAAATAGATTCATAAAATACATAGACATAGAAAGATAGAAAATGAGTAATAGAAGAATAACAAAAGACTTTATTAGTAAGATTAACGAAGAATCATTTAACAACTATAATATTACCAAAGAAGAACTTTACGATCACTTTGATGGTAATAACGATGGTCAAGTAAATACTGAAGAGTATGCTGACCATGTCCAGTTTCATTGTGACAATCCTGAGACTTTGGATTCTTATAGAAAACCTAAATGCAATAATACTTACAATAATACGTGTGATTATTACAATAACGATCCTGAATATTTTGATGATCTAGTTAAACCTATAGTTCTTGCTCTTGACTCTGAATGTATGCAGTCTTCTTTATTGGCACTTGTTGATTGTATTAGCAAGAAATTAACTAGATAAATCGTGTGAATCTTTTCTTGATTTGCCTTCAGATATAAGCTTATTTAATTTTTCTTGAGAGTTTACTTTTTCTAAGTTTATATCTATATTTTCTTGTGCTTTTTCTTCATGGATGTTTAATCCTTCTAAAACAATAGAAAGTTTATATATAACATGACAACAAATATGAGCAGCATCTTTAAATATAATCCTCTCAGAAGAAGAATTAGATATATCTCTTTCTAAAAGTGTCAAGCAATTATCTATTGCTGTTTGAAAATAAGACTTATACAATCTAGTTAATCCGCAAATGTTTTCTGTCAATATAGGATTTTTCTTATGAGGCATAGAACTAGATCCTTTCTGCCCATCCCTAAATGGCTCAGACATTTCGTTTATTCCGTCTATAGAATATATTCTAATATCATATGCAATTTTTTCAGCAGCTAACACTAATTTAAGCATAGAATAGAAATAATCTAAAAACATGTCTCTTGAAATTATTTGAGATGAAACTGTTGGAATTAGTCCTAACTGACTCAAAGCGTAAGCTTCATTTGCCTTAGAATTAATTGTATTATTCCCAGACGGTCCCGATAGTTTTCCAAAGTTTAGTTTTGAAGATGTCATTATAATATCATCAAACGCTCTTCTTATCAAGTGTTCCCATCTTCTAAATACGTCGCAGTAAGTTTGAACTTCTGCAACTTTTCCATGAGTTCTTGAAAGTATTTGATTCTTTGATCTTTTACTCTTGATAAGATTATTTATATGATAAGTAGCAATAGCACAATAATCTACTACTACTTTTAAACTTTGTTTACATAATAAAACCAAAGAAGTGTCAATAATATCTGAAGATGTTAAGCCATAATGTATCCATCTTCCACTATTGTCAGGTATACTCTCCTCTAACATCTGGACAAATGCTTGCAAATCATGATTAGTTATTGATTCTATTTCTTTCCATCTGTCTTTATCAACTTTAACGTTTTTCTTTATAATATCAAGTTCTTCTTGAGTTATTGTTTTATTTTCTTTGTTAGCTAAAAGAGATTCCAAATGTGATAATTCAACTTTTAACCAAGTATTTAACTTATTTTCAGATTTCCAGATATCGTGTATTTCTTGAACTTTGTACCTTGGTATCATTTTATTCCTTGAGTGTATTGATTATTTGATTTACGAAAGGATTGAATACTTTTTCTATTACTATTACGTTTAAAGAATTCATAAACATGACTTCTCTAGCTTCATGATAAGAATCGTCTAGTACTATTCCAATTAAATTCTTGTTGTATATTGATACTAAGTCACCTTTATGAATTGTTTTTAAGCCCATGAAATTTCTCCTCTATTTGGACCAGTAGTAAAAGATATCTTGTTTACTTGCGATTTAGTTTTAACTAGATTTAAAAAAGAAACAAATGATTCATCTTTTAAAGAAGGAGAATTAATCTTATTAACATTTTCAATTTTATCATCGTAATATATTTTTTGATCAATTATATGAGTAAATACGTCAGTTTTAGTTAATACAATATGATCTACTCCATTTTCTAAACAAGCTTGCTTAACTTCATTCATGTCAAGCCATCCACATCTTCTTTTTCTTCCTGTTGTTGCTCCATATTCTTTTCCTATTTCAACTAAAATATTTTCGCTTACTTCATCGCATAAGCTTTTAAAGTTTCCTTTTCCAACTTTTGTTTTATAAGATTTTATTACACCTATTACTTCATCGATTTGTTTATGATTCAAACCTGTAGAGTTAATAGCACCACCAATTGTAGGCATAGATGAAGTAACGTTAGGATATTCTGGAGACATTACATTTAGCCCCCAGCCTTGAGCTCCTTCTAGTAAAATGTTTTTGTTTTGTCTGTAACAATCCTGAATGTAATTTTCATTTTCTGTGATGAAAGGCTTTAGAATTTTTGCACATTCCCATATTTCACTAGTTTTTCTTGTATACTCTTCCAAAAACATTAGATAAGATTCTTCATCAAACTTTATTTCTTTGTTGTTATTTAGAAAATTTTCTATATTTTCTACTATTTTTTCATAAGAATTGTTAAAGTTATTAACAAAATCTTTAAAAAGAATTGAATCCCTTGCATAAAAAGAAGAGTATGCAGGACCGATTCCTTTAGCTGTTGTACCAATTTTTCCTTGATACTTTACTCTATCTAACCAAATATGAACTGGCTCAATTATTGGAGTTAGTCCACTAATTCTAAGTTGATCAGGTGTGACATTAAATTCTTTAATCTCTTTTGCAAGGTCAATAGGGTTTATGACACATCCTTTTGCAATATAATTTATTACGCCTTCTGTTAAAACACCGACTGGAAGAATATGTGTAACAAACTTGTTTCCTTTTTTATCGTATACAGTGTGACCAGCATTGCCGCCACCTTGGAATCTTATTACGACTTCTGCCCAATTTTCGCATAAATCATCGACTACTCTTCCTTTACCTTCGTCTCCATGCTGGAGACCTAATACTAGCTTTACTGGCATTGTTTTTTACTTTCTGTTGTAAATGTGTGGTTTGCTTTCTACATGAGAAAAAGATGTTTGTTCAACAAATAAAGCATTCTCTTGTAATTCTTGTATTGATCTACACCCGCTATAAGATAATCCACTTCTTATGTTAGATGATATTTCATTTATAACTTTTGACAGTGTCCCTTTATACGGAACTGTAGAAGAAACTCCTTCAACAGAAGAGTAACTTCCTTTCCAGTTTTTCTGTGCAATTTTAGAAGCCATTCCATTATAAGATTTATATTTCTTGCCTTCTTCTGAATACATTAATTTACCAGGCGTTTCTTTTGTTCCACTTAACATAGATCCAAGCATTACAAAATCAGCACCTGCTGCAAGTGATTTTACAATATCACCAGAGTTTTTTATTCCACCGTCTGCAATTATTTTTGAATCCAAACCATATTTATCTTTAAAGTTTTTACATTCAAAAACTGCTTCAATCGTAGGAATACCATGACCAGTTTGAATACGAGTCGTACAAATACTTCCACTTCCTACAGAAACTCTAACTGCATTTGCACCCCATTCTGAAATTCTTTTAAATCCTTCTCCAGTGGAAACATTGCCTGCAATTATATAAAGATTCTTAAAATTTTCTCTAACATGTCTAATACAGTCTTTCATTAAAACGTGATCACCATGTGCAATATCAATGCATACAATTTCTAAACCAGCTTCTACTAATGAAGTAAGCCTTTCTTTGTAGTCTCCAGTTACGCCAATTGCTGCAGATTTATATTTTTCTTCATTTACATATGACAACAATTTTGTTTGAAAATTTATGCTGTTATATCTATGTATGATACCTAATCCGCCAAGTTTTCTGATGCTATTGCACATTGTTGCTTCTGTTACTGTTGACATAGGACTAGATATGATAGGAATATTTAATTCAATTTTACTAGAAAGATTAGAACTTATATCAATTTCTTTTCTACTTTTAATATCCGAATATTGGGGTACCAATAGCCAATCATCAAAGCTCTTTACTTTTCTTTTCATTTTTTTTCTCTGTTTTTATTTTAAAATTACTATAATATAATATACAGTTTTTAAACTATTTATAATTTTTTGTTTAAGAATCTTAAGAAAGAATTATTCTTATATAATCTTTCAACAATACATTTTCTTTTAAAAAATACTCTTCATCTTTTAGTTCGTAATAAGTTTGAAGTATTTCTTCAAAACCTGAATATTTTTCTTGCAAAAGCTCTTGCTTAAATAATTCAAGTTTACTTTTATCTGACTGTGAAATAGTTGTATTATTTTTTAGCATATTATTATAAAGCTCTATTCGTAGTAAACTGCTGTAATAACTGTCTATATTTTTTCCATCTATAAAATATTCTTTAAATTGATTATTAATTGCATTATAAAGTAATTGAATTTCTAGTTTATGATTTACTTCATTTAAACACTTTAAAATAATACTCAAAACCCTTATAGTTACAGCTGTACTTCCTCTTATAAAAGCTCTTCTATTTTCTAAAGCTGCTTCAAATATAATTTCTAAAAAATCTTTATATTTTTCATTTGAAGCAGCAAGTTTTAATACTTCATAAAGCTTATTTAGATAATCTTTACTTTGTCCTATAATAGAAATAAAATCTTCTTGATTACTAAAACCACTAACTCTTTTAACATTTTTTATACGATATCTTAAAGAGTTAAATATTACTACAAGTTTTCTAATTACATATTTGTAATCTTGAAATACATAATCAAGATTTTCTATGTTAGATTCTAAAAGTCTAGTACCGTAATAACTGTTTTTTAATTTTTCACTAAAAGTATTATAAATATCTAAATCTATCTTGTACTTTTTTCCATTGTCACTATTTAAACTATAAAAATCGCTAACATAATAATAAAATGTTTTTTGATCTGTTATACCTTCTTGAATAGAAAGTTCATTTAACTCTTCTAATAAATTAACAAACGTTTGTATTGAAATATCTTTTATTCTTTGTTTAAAAGAGTCTTTAACTCTATGAAAAACAGCACCTATTTCAGCATCACCATCTGCAATAAAAAATCTATAAAGAAAAAGTCTGTCTAAGTATAGTTTGTTTTGAAATATAAAATCTACAAAATCTTCTATGTCTTCTTCTTTTATCAAGTCACTTTTAAAATTAAGAAAAACAAATATATTTCTTTTAACACTAGCTATATCTCTATTAAAAAAACTATAAGCTTTTATTTGACTAGCAAGCTTTCGGTTTCCAGTTATTTCTGAAATTAGTTTGTCATAAATAATATTTTCTTTTAGAAATAAAGGAATCGCTTCAAACAAGTTTTCTCTATAATTGTAAAGAACTAATAGTTCTTCTTTTGTAAATCCAACATCACCTAAATAATTAATTATATTTTCTGGATCATCTCTTTCAAGTCTTCTGTTAAAAATATTATCAATTAAAACTTCATTTACTAATTTTTTATTAAATTCCTGTGAATCCTCTACGTAGTTAATCATTACAGATAAACCTGAAATTTGTTCTATTTCTATTTCGTTTTGCTTTATTTTATTAAAAGTTTCATAAACTCTATCTTTTTTATTTATTAAAAAGCAATTTAAATTAAATTTATCTTCTAATGAAAATATTGCTGTAGATTCATATGCTATATAAGCTGGGAAAAACTTGTTATCTAATATTAATTCTTGCTGGCTTTCAGAAAGGTTTTTATTTTTTATTTTATCAACTATCGTTTTATAACAAAAATAATAATTTGTACTTAAAGCATTCTTTAATACTAAATCAAAATTTTCATCTTCAACAGGAAATAAATCGTTAGCAATTGCAAAGTAAGAATATGCAAAGTATGTTCTTTTTTTCTTAGAATAAAAAATAATTTGATCTGTAATAATTCTATAAACTTCATTAAAATAAGAATTTGACGTTCTAGTGTAAAAGTTTCTAAAGTCTGCATTTTGATTTACTCTAGCTACGTTTACAATTGCTTGAGTTACAGACTTGCCTAATATTCTAATGTATTTTGTTTCTTTTATTGAACCGCCACGTTTACTTCTTATTGTGTCAATGCAATCACATAACTTTTCTATGCAAGTCTTCAAAACATCAAGTTTATTAGAATTAGGCTTTGAATTTACATAAGCAGTAATTATCTTTGAAAAATATTCGTAATCTTGGTTGACTACAGCATTTTCAAATGTTTCTTGAAGAACTACTTCATTAATCCCAGGAGCTCCTTGATTGACATTCATATTAGCAAGAATATTATTTACTTCAACAATTTCAGAGCTGCTAAGACAAAATTTATCATTTAACATGTGATTATTTCTTGTATCACAAGAAGCGCCTATATTAATTTTCTTTGTTTCTCTATCAGCTTTTAAACTTACAATTCTAAAATGCTGACCGTAATTAGCTGCATGTTCTTCTGTTTCTTTAGTAAATCCTCTGTCTACATAAATCATAAGTATTTTATGTTCTGCGTGACCATTAAAAGAAGGTTCGTATTGTGTACACCATCTTAAATCGATTCCTTCAGCTTCTTGGTCTAAAACTTTCATAAAGTCTGCGAAATAGCTTACAAAATATATTCTTCTTTTTCCTTTTTTCCATATTACTTTTATAGTTTTTTCATTGTCAACTTTGGAATTTTCAATTGCTGTTTCATATATTTCTACATTTTTCCTATGAGAAAAATTAATATTGATTATTTCTCTAAAATCTACATTTCCGCTTTGAATCGCTTCTTTTTCAGAAGGCTTTGCGTAATCAAACAAGTTATCTAAATAATATATTGCATTATCTATACATATTGTCAAAGTAGTATTTTCATAACTTCTATTATAATACTTTAAAATCCCATCTAACATAGCACTTATTCTTTTTAAGTCTATGTTAAATTCTTTATAAAAACTTTTTTCAATTTCTAATAACTTTTTATTTCTTTCTTTTCTACTACTTTTGTCTTGTAATGAAATAATATCTTTATCTTTTAATTGTTTAAGAAGAAAAATCAAGTATCTATCATCACTATCATCATCAAATTCAAAATTCATTTCATGTTTTGCATGATGTATTATTTCTTCTTCTGTAGGATCAGTAATTTCTTTTTCATCGAAATTAGAATCAACAAGACTTTCTTTAGCACTGTTTCTCAATCCCATTAAGAAATCGTTTCTAGACATCAGTGCTTCGTTAAGCAATTTATTTGTATACATAAAATTAATCCGTTAATACTTTATAATTAGTTTGATTATAATTATTATAGTTTAAAGGAAATTACTATATGAAATTATTTTATTACAAAGCAAAAGTTATAGACGTTTATGATGGTGATACATGTACTTGCTTAGTAGACTTAGGGTTTAAAATATCTATAAAAGTAAAGTGTAGATTAATAGGTATAGATACACCTGAAATTAGAACTAGAGATCTTGTTGAAAAAAAAGCAGGCTATCATACAAGAGACTGGTTAAGAGAGAGAATTCTTAATAAAGAAGTTTTACTTCATACAAAAGAAAAAGGTAAGTTTGGAAGATGGTTAGGAACAATTTGGTCTTATGAAGAACAAGATCCTTCTTTTGAAAACTCTTACAATAAAAAAATGATAAATGAAGGTTT